GATTTACCTATATTTATTCCTGTACCTATATCGCTTAATAAACTTCCAGCAGCAGCAGCGTATTGTGATCGTGCTGTCAGCTGTCCTTTAAACAACTCACCTCGTCCTTGCGCTTGTAATAAGAGAGATTGATTTTTTAAATTTTCTTGTCCAATTTTTGCTTGGTAATCTGCATAAGCAATATTAAATGCTTGTCTATTTTTATTTTCTAAACTTACAAAATATGGTGTCGTACCAGGTCTTAATTCTGCACCTGATGACATTACACCAACTATAAAATCGCCGTAATCTCTTTTTTGTTGGTCAAGTAATTTTGGTTTTTCTACTACATCAAAGACTTGTTTTTGTCTTGCTGCCTCAGCCTCTGTATATCTAGCTTGTGATTGTAATAGTGCATTATTAAATTTTCCAATTGCCTTTGCGGTTTGTGCGCCTGCTATGTTTCCAATAAAACTCATAATTTATATATCTTTGCCATTCGGTAATAATCCGATCCATCTGGACCGTATTTAACCATTAATCCTTCTTCGTTAAGACCAAGCCACTTTGCAAATCTAATACCTAGATCAAAATTTGCTTTTACGGCTGTTTGTAATCTGCAAACTTTATTATTTAGACATAACAAATCCATTCGTCTTTTAATTAACGCTGCTGACTTAATTTTATGATTAAATATTTCTTTACTAGATAATGCCCAGCCTTCAGCTGTTCCTTGCCATAAAGGAAATATACCTGCTGCAACTATTGGAATATTATCCGTAAATAATGTGAATGAAAGTCCTGGAGCAAAACTATCAATCTTATTATCATAATATGTAGCATCAAGATCCATAAGAGGATCGTTCATGCCATGTTTAATTATTTCAAGTCCGTGTGAGATTTGAAATGGTAGTATTCTGTAATTAGCCATCCGATGTGACAACCGTTGGATAAATTGCAAGAACAGAACACGGCAAAGCCTGGTCCTGTTTTACAAATACAAATCCATCTGTGTTGTAATCATCTCTAAATTCTATTTCTTTATCGCCTGCTAAAAATGTTGATACAGGAGTATCAAGTGGATCTGACGATTTTCTAAATGGTACTGTCTCTAAATTATTTAGATCTGGACCAACTTTTACTCCAACAGTTTCAAATAATCTTAATACGACTTTTGAAATTCTTTTTGTTTTGCCTTGTGAGGTACCTTCTTCTGCACCACCTTCAATTCTCATTGTCTGTAATACACTAGAATAATTTAATCCTACGACTGCTTTATTAACATAACGATCTAAAGTTATTGCACCTGAGGTAACAGTTTTGTCTGCGTGTGTAGCTCCATCGCCTAGTATTCCAACTGATTGACCTTCAAGATGTGTTAGTCCTGATAATGTATTTGCAACTTGTTTAACTGTGGCTCCTGAAGTGTGAGCAACTGCAACAGTAGAATTAAAACCTCTAACACATCCTGTTAAATCATTAACTGATTTACCTGAGTAAGAAATTCGTTCGCTATCAATTATAATAACACCAGATGCAGTAAATGAGCTTGCATCTGTAAGTGTAATAGTTGATGCACTATTATTTATATTTCCGTTTAGTGTTGTTGTAGCTCCTGCGTAAGTTAAAAAACTATCTACAAATTTAAAAGATGAACTATCTAATTCATCAAAATCAAAATCACTAAAGCATTCTACATATCTTTTAGTAGAACCATTTATAGTTCTTTTTACAATTACCCATAATTCATCTTCATCTAAAACTCCTGATATAGTTGCAACGCTTTCAACTATTCCATTTGTTTGAGATCCAAAAGATCCACCTAATAAATGTTTATGCCAAGCAACAACATTCTCAGATCGTTGGTAAGTAAGTCCTATTAAAACTCCGTCATCTCGTACTGCCCAAATAATACTTGATGGTTCTTGTTGATAGCAAAATTCATTAACTCCAGAATTAGTTATAGCATCATTTAATATTGTTAAATCTGGTGCAACATAACCGTCAACATCGAAGTTATATGCAAGTTCTCTAATTTTTCGTTTTGCCTTTTGTAAAAATATTATCGCATTACCTGCTGTCAAAGCATCTGTATCTGCTGTGCCATAAGCACTTTGTCTTTTTATAGTTACATTTGTTGGTGTTAAACTTGCACCTGTTCCATCCGCAGAAACTGTAAATTCACCTCCTGTGGTTCCAACAATTAAAGTTCTTTGTGCTTTTAAATATCGTACTCGGTTAACATCGTTAGACGCTATAGTATAAATCATAGCATCATCAGCAATTGTACCAGCTGTAAAATTTTCGTAATCGCCTGACTTACTAAAATAAACTGTTTGCGGTTCTAAGTTAGTACCAGCAAAAACTAATCTCTGTTCAAAAAACGAAACGCATGAAGGATGACCTGTGGTATCTGAAAAGGCTCCTAAGCTCCAGGCTGTTACAGCAGATGTTGCTGTTAAATTAGTTTTTACTAATGCAGTTACTTGTGTTGCAGATGTGAAGTTAGTAATTTTTACATAACCACCTTGTAGCTTAATTATTCTTCCGACATCAGTTGATGCAAAAGTATTTGCACTTGCTGTTATAGTTATTGATCCTGTTGTAGCACTTGGTGTTAAAGTTGTAGCTGTCTGATTTTCATCAATGTAAGGACCATTATTAAAATCTAATTCTGTTAATGTAAAATTAGTATGTCCTGTTCTTGATAATTTTCTAACTGCATGACTTGGATGACAAATAAATAAAACATCCGCAGACTGAGCAAATTTAATTTCAAATAATTGCGATGTTAAATATGGTGTAGCAATTTCGTAAGGTGATCCACCTGATAGTATTTGTCCTTTGTCTTTATAAAACCTTATGTAAAGATTTCCAAATTCTAAAATATAAGTTTGTGTAGTTGAAAACTCAAAAGGTATTAATCTTGTTTTATTAGCAGAAGTTTTTACTTCTGAAATAAATTGAGTGCCAACTCTTCTTGTAGCTGCTCCTTGCGGATGAACAATAAAATTTTGTAATGTTTTGCAGCCTGTTCTATATTTTTCAAAATCAGTTCGTCCATCTAATTTGGATCCAAGCTCACCTGATACAAACGATGTAAGTGCTAATGTTGTTCGAGGCATTATAACCTTGCATTGGTAAATTCAGAGCTTTCGATAGTTCCGACACTATTTTCTGTGGCGTCAATAAATCTTGCCTCTCGTAATCTCTCATCAGCAAGCTCTTGATAAGTTTTAGCAAGTGTTGCGTTATTAGTAATTCCATAACAAATGTCGGCAGCAAGTTGTGTGGATATTGCCTCTTGTAGAAAGGCATCGTACTGATTTGGATCTGTAATTATTGCAACATATAAAATAAAAACTGTTGCCTCATCCGTTACTAATTTTCTACCTTCAATATTGTATTTAATATCGCTTTCAATACTATCTCTGGCTCCTGTGTGAACCTTTAAAACTCTTAGGCAATCTGCTGGTAAAGTAAAAGAATTAGTAAATTCTACAACAGGACCTGTTGCATCTTTTGCTAATTGAACTCTTTTTTGTAAGCAGTTCCAGGCGTGAGATCTAAATATACGATTACGAATTGGCTCGTATCTTTGATTACAAATTCTAGCATTTTTACTGTCATCGGTGAGAGCTGTGATAGTGCTGGCTCCAAGTAAATTTAATGCGCTATTAACTATTTCTACAACGCTTGCCATATATATTTGTCCTTACAATTTAATTTTACTGAAATTGATCCTACGGAGTACCGTTCCTCGAAAACCTTTGCAGCATAAGTGCAACTTTCTAAATCTTTAAAAACCATCTTTGGCTGAATTATAAAACACTCTTCAAAAAGAGGTGAACACACCAATCCTATTAAAATAAATTTTATCATTAATGATTGAAGGAGGAGGCAGAAATGCCTCCCCCAAAAAGTTTTTGACTTTTAATTAGTCAACAACATAGCGAACTACTAAAACAATAGTTCCTGTCGCGTTTCCGCCAGCTAGTGTGCAAGTAAATGGAACACCATCTTGATTTGCATCAACTACTGATCCACCGTTCTTATCGAGTGTAGGTAACACATCGTTTCGTCCAGCTGATACCGTTGAGGTAGCGGTCATATATGCAGCAGCTGAGGCTGCAACGGATGCTCCTGAGCTGTTTGTGTGTGCAGCAAAACCGACTGACAATGTTGTAGATGCACCTAAAGCATCATTAAAAAGATAACCATCAATCAGTCTTGCGCCGTTAGGTATGTTAAACATTTGTATAACATCACCAGCGGTCAATGAACTTGCCTCAAATTCACCGTAGGCAATTCTCATTCTGCCTGATTGTTCGTTAGTTTTAATAAATTCAGAAGGTACATTCTGGTTCCACTTCGTTTTCTGTATCGAATAAACTGTAGCCATATATCCTCCTATGCCTCGTGTGCTTGTATAGTCACAACTTTAGCCTCTTCCATTCTGGTAGCGCCAAGTGTCTGACAACAATAGACTTGTGTTGAGTAACCTTTGTCGGCTCTCTCATCAATTCTACTCATGATGTCTTGACCCATCGCGAGTTTAATACCGTCCATAGCGTAAGCTAAACAAAGTCTCTTAGATGAAGTGATACTTAATCTATTAGACACAACGATTTTAAAACCTAAGAAGGTGTCAACTTCGCCGTTAACTAATGCTTTAACTGTATTGAAATCGCTTGATGTGACTTCTGTTGTTCCTAAAAGATCTCGTAGCTGATTTGAACCAATTACAAGTGTTCTAGGAATTGAAGGATCTACATTACCACTATCGAGAATAAATTTTGCGTTTCTCAATTTTGCGATTGATAAACCGCCTGTAGATG